GGAAATGGATATTTTAATGTGAGAAAACAATAAAAATTATATTTATTATAAAAAGTTATGGCAGTAGGAAGTTACGGAATAATTAGACCAGCAGATGTATCCCCAGCGGACGTAGATGTTTTTTATCACTATGTTCCAAATAGAACATCAACCGCAGAAGTAACCTTAAAAAAGTTAAACTCTGAGGAAGTTCTTGCTCCCGTTTTTCATAACGGAGATACTACTGATAGCACTGATGCTCCAGATGTTGAAATTTTAGGTGGGCTATACAACTTAACACTAACTTCAGATGATTTTAGTGATTTAGGTATATACACTCTTCACATCAGACCAAAACAAATCAGAACCTCAATCTCAGATTGTGGAATTTTAGCGTCATTACCGTCTGTTAGGGGGTTAGTTATTGATTTAAGTAACGTCCCATCCGCCGACAGAAACAAATTTACACCACAAGGATTGGTTGGATATCGTATTGAGTATTTAAATTCAACCGATAACACCAAGGTTCCAAATTTTTATAGAATAGTAACATCATCTTTTTATTGTACACCAGTTGTTTCAAACTTAACTAGTACAACACAAAAAGCAATTAGATATCAATATAGTGTTGCGGCTTCAAATTTATTATTTTTAACTGTAACACCATCTTCGGCACCATCGAGTAGACCAAATGTGGTTCCATTTATTGGGCAACCAGGACAAAATGTCATTTTAACTAATACATTCTTTAACCCAACAACTGTTGAAGTGGAAATGGTTGAACACGATTCTTCAACATTAGCATACGCATTATATGGTAACCAAAGTAAGGCAGTGTCTTCAGGTATCTATACAATTTACGATAATAATAACAGTATCTTCAAGCAATATAATCTTTATGAAGTTAAGGATGAGTTTAACGAAACCTTATTTGAAATTAGAGAAAACAAGACGGATATTGACGAGACATTAAATTTCGATGATATTACACAATAATGGCTACAAGAAAAGTCCCAAGTCAAGTTGCAACTGGTGCAGAAACATTTAGCGATAGCTTAGTCGGTAGACAAATTACCGACGGTACTAGTCAATTGACTAATACGAACTTTGCTATTGACCGTATCATACCAGAAAAAGATAGCAAGAAATTTAGAACTAGCCAATTTTCAGATTTTTTAACTTTAGACGATTTAAAAGAGGAAACAGATTCCCCAACTACATCGGCAAAAACAAAAGAAGAAAGAAAAAAAGAAATTAAATTCAAATCTTCTAAAAATAATGCTTCAGTTTCTATTTTTGGTTCATTAAGAAGTAGATTACTCGCATCGATTACACGAATTATTAAGAAATTCCCAGCAACATCACTTGTTGACTCTGATAGTTTGATTAAAAATTCAATTTACACAGCATATAGTATATCTTACGATTTTAATCAAAACACAACAGAATTTACTGTCGATTTCTCAATGATTTACAATCCATTGGATGTCGCTTTTGAAAAACCAAATAGTAATGTAATCCCAACCACAGATAATCAAATTAGAAATTTCTATTCGTCATATAAAAAATACGTAATAGAAGTTTCGGGTACAACTTATCAAATATTAACATATAGCGAACCAAATTCAAACAATGAAGTTTCATTTAAAGTTTTTGGTAAACCATTTGGAACGGCATCAACATATAATTTAAATTATTTAATTAGACCAAACGATGGTATAGTTGAAGAATTTTATATGGGGTTAGATGATTTGGAAGAAATACTCTTAAATAGAGAATCTTCTCCAAAATTCAACGCTTCATTTAAAGTTCCAAGAGATAGTTTTGAGGGGGATAAAACAGAAATAACCGATGTTGAGGTTATGTGGCCAACATCTAAAGATGGTTGGAATATTAAAATTGTTGGTTTAGAATATGAAAATTATCTTACCCAACTAACCGATTTATCTGATGAAATAGACAATTACAAATCAAACCTTTTTATAAGGTTTATGAGTTCACCTCAATTGTATGACTTTGATAGTGATGACAAAAAAATTGAATCGATATTTCAATTATACGGTCAAAATTTTGACAAGGTAAAAAAATACATATCGAACATTGCAAATATGCGTAATGTTTCGTATGATGGTATTAATAACCTTCCTGATGTATTATTAAAAAACTTAGCGAACACATTAGGATTATCGACAGTTAGTCTTTTAGATGAAAAACAAGTTGATGAGTTATTATATGTTAGACAAGATTCTCAATACGAGGCGGTTAACCTTGGTACAAACATTGTAGATGCCGAATATGAATTTTACAGAAGATTATTAGTTAATTTAGTTGAATTATATAAATCAAAAGGTACAAGAAAATCTATCGAATTTTTCTTAAAATTCTTAGGTGCACCTGAACCAATGATTAAAATAAACGAATACGTTTACAAAGTAGTTGGGTTCCCTAAGTCTTTAGATTTAGAATCAGATATTTGGGATGTTATTGAGGGTACAAAAGTTAATACAACTCTAACCTTCGATGAAGACACATTTTCATATATAACAGGAACTACAACATCAAAAACAACTTACGATAGAAAAGAATATCCAGTAATTGAAAATACAATATTACCAAGAAGAGCATATGACGACACAACTGATATGTTCTTTCAAAAAGGTGCTGGATGGTATGAAAAAACATTAGACCATAGGTCTTCAATGATTTTGGACGAGGAATTGTCAAGTGGAACTTATGTTGATGGAGTATTTCAATTAACAGGTAGGACCAAAACAATTAAAACCAAATCAAAAGATTTTACATATGGTGAGGATTATTTTGACGTATTTAGAACGTTACCTGGGTTAGATACTGGATTTGATATTGTTAATCAAATTGATAACAAGAAATCACATCCAAACGATGATGATTCAATTTATTTATTAAATAGAAAAAACATTAGTATTAACCTATCGGCAGCTCAAACTCTTGATTATGACATTTATAGAAAATCGAGAGAATTAAGTTTGTCATTTGGTAGTGTAACATTAACACCACAAACTGGAGTAACCTTTGCTGAATTTTTAAATAAAACATTAAGTGAACAAATTAAAAATTCAAACACTGTAAAGTACAAAAAGAATTATATTATTCTTGAGGACATTTATAGGGATTATATTACAAATACAAGTTTCACACCTTATAATCTTCCCGATATTACGGAGTTCATCAATAAGATGAGTCCATATTGGACACAAGTAATCGACCAATTTATACCCGCAACCACATTATGGATGGGAGGTAATTTAATTGAGAATGGTTTATTCGGTCGTTCAAAATATCAATACAAATTCGGATGTCAACCAAGAGAATTTATCGAGGAGTTATATCCAGATTTTGAAACGGCAATTGAAGAAGATTTAGAAACATTACTTGGAGATGAAGAAAACTTTAGGGGATTATTAAATTCAACAGGTGTCACTTACTACCCAATCATCGAAATAGATGGGGTAGTTTATACTGGTAACGCTGTTGTTGTTAGTGGAATTGTTAATACATCAACTAGTGCTAAATTATTTGATGAATGGATTTTAAATGACTGTACTTGTTACTTTAGTGGTACCGCTTTATTAAATGGACCAACAAGAACGTACACACATAAGTTACCATTAATTTGTGACTATAAACAATATATTAATCCAGATGTTACTAAAATAAAAGAACTTTGGAGACAATCATTAGTTACGTTAATTAATTTTATTAATTCGAACACTGATATAGATGAGGCTGGATGTATTGACACATATGAACCATACGCTTTAGCCGCAAGATGGCCTTGTTATAGTGGATGTACTTTAAGTGGTACAACAAAATATGGTACATCACCAAACACATTACCGGGACCATATCAATGTGTTGGGGTAGATAAGAAATTAATTGATCATCAGTTTTTTACTGATATTGACGGTGTTGAAAAAATTAAATTCACATCAATAAAACACGGTCCAAACGACTGTTCAGTTGAGGAATATTTTGATTATAAATTTAAATCATTAAACGATCCACAATTAACAAATTGTGGAATTGAGTTGGACTTTTCAAACGAATGTCCCAACGGTAAATTAACAACATATGTGTTGGGTAGTGAGGTTGATTGTAAAATCAAAGGCGATGTAACTATTAAAATTACAGGTACCACCGTAACAATACAAAGTGGATCAACAACTAATTGGCCAGTCTATGTTCATAAAAATTGTGAGATTGGGGTTAATCGATTGTCAAATTATTCATTATCTGGTGCGACAATGGATTCACAAGGTAATTGTACATTAATATTAAGAAATGTTTATGAAGATGATGTAATTGATTTATTATTTACGGATGCTGCTAACTGTGACGTTAAAGTAAAAATAGAAGGATTAAATGTAAGATATGTACAAGGTAATAAATTAAACATAGCAAAGGAAGATGATATTACATATCAAATAGTTCCAAAAATTCAATATAGAGAATCTTTTAATTATGGTCTAAAAGGTGACTCATATGTATTATTATATACAGGTTCGACATCAACAGGATCAACTATATTAGGTGATTATGTTAAGTCCCAAGTTATTAATTTAAATGAAAATGATATTATATTATCTGCATCATATAAAAATTGTAATAACATAAAAAACCAAGATATAAAAAATGGTATTTTAAATGACAATTTTTCATTTGTATTTGATTACATACCGATTAAAATAACTAGGAAAGATTGTTTAGGTTCAGTTAAAAAAAGTGTAATTGTTGGTAGAACAAAAACGGGGGTCTTGGAAACATTTAAGGTGTTACCAACATCTAAATTGAGAGTATACACCAATAAATCTATTACAATTGAATCAGGAGGTAATGTTTTAATTGATAAAAGTAAATTTTATTTCTTTGACGAAAGATTTCCAGAACAATTACAAATTGCTGTAGAACAATTAGAACCTTGTTGTGATCATAATAATGATTATTTAGAAAAAGGTGATTTCTTAATAACCGCTAGTGGTAAACTAATTGAAGTAATTTCAGTAGAATTAGATTATTGTGCTCCTGAAATTTATTTCAATTTAAATATAACCACAAACCCAACAAATTTAATAGTTTTCAATGGTAATATTAATCATCAATTATTATTACAACATAAGTATGATTTATTCTCAAGGTTTAATGTTAATTTAAATCAAGTTTATATAACAGATTGTTGTCCAACTGGAAGACCTGTTCCAAGAGTTATGGGTTCAAATCCTTGTAATATGGTTGGTAATGTAGCTTTACCTTGTGGCGATTCATACCCAACACCTACTCCTACTCCAACACCAACTAGTACACCAACACCAACTAGTACACCAACTAGTACACCAACAAATACGCCAACGCCAACCCCTACAGCAACCCCTACACCAACGGCAACTTCTACTAGTACACCAACACCAACGGCTACTAATACCCCTACACCAACACCTACACCTAATTGTGTCTTTAATGTAGATATTACAACTCCTACACCAACACCGACACCTACTAATACACCTACACCGACACCTACACCTAATTGTGTCTTTAATGTGGATATAATAAAATCTACATCAACGCCTACACCAACTCCAACGCCTACACCAACTCCAACGCCTACACCTAATTGTGATTTTGATGTGGTGGCGGTTAATATAACAACCCCTACACCAACACCTACTAGTACTCCAACACCAACTCCTACACCAAATTGTGATTTTAATGTAGATATTATAAAGGCTACATCAACGCCTACTCCAACACCAACTAGTACGCCAACTCCAACACCTACACCAACTAGTACGCCAACTCCAACACCTACACCAAATTGTGAGTTCGATGTAATTGTAGATAATATAACAACACCAACCCCTACACCAACTAGTACTCCAACACCAACACCTACACCAAATTGTGAGTTTGATGTTGTGGTTGTTAATATAACAACACCAACCCCTACACCAACTAGTACTCCAACACCAACTCCTACACCTACACCAACATTGGATTGTACATCTGAATTTGAATTCACACCAATTGAACAACCATCATCAAGTATTATAATTGGTAGTGCATTGATAGATGTTTTTGTTAATTCAAGTGTTACCGAAATGAAATTATTACAATCAACCTCAACAACTTCCGAATATAATCAGTTTGTTTCTGTATCTACAACAAAATCAGATAGAAGATTACCATCAAATGTGGTACCCGTTTCCAATAGTTATTTATTAGGACCAATTGACAAATCGGATAATGGAAATGATGATTTCTATAGATTCGCCGTAAATGTTGAGTTATTAAAAGAAAACTATCCACTAATAAATGTTTTTGAATTTGACCTATATGGAAAAAGAACAGACTCATCAACGGGATATATTCCAATAAGATTTACAAGAGGTCTTAAAATGAATTCACAAATTGATGTAAGTACATTTAATGGAGTCGATTTTGGAAATATTATGCATCCAAATGATGTTAATTATATACTTATCGACACACCAGGGGATATAACAACAAAAATAACCGCATCACAAGGAGTTTTCCAAAGAATTGCAACATTTGTTTACAATAAATTGAATAATACTTTTACATATACAAACCTTATTTAGAATAAATGGCAAAATATTATAACATAAAACTTACTTCAGGAACTTCAAACGGACCGTACACGATTTACTACAATTCGGTTAGTGCGGGTAATGTGGCTACAATAGTTTCATTAGGAACTCCTGCTAGTGGTTTAACTTATAATAATGTATATCCTAATGGTGTTAATGTTTCCGTTCCAAATTTTGCAACATCATTATATGTTTACAATACAAGTTGTAATGATTATGATTCTTTTATTGTACCAACTCCTACACCAACACCGACACCTACTAATACACCAACCCCAACACCTACCCCAACACCTACACCAAATTGTGAGTTTGATATAGTGGTGGATAATATAACAACTCCTACACCAACACCGACACCAACGGCAACCAATACCCCTACACCAACACCAACTCCCACATCAAATTGCGAGTTCGATGTGATTGTAGATAACATCACCACACCAACTCCAACACCAACACCTACGGAGACCCCTACACCAACCCCAACTCCTACTAGTACACCGACACCAACCCCTGATTGTATATTTGACGCTTCATTTGATGAAAGTGTACCAATAGTTATTGACGAAAATACTCAAATTAATATTTGGTTTGACGATTCTGGTTCAATGAATCAGACTTTAGCACCATTAGAAACAATGAGAAATACAATATTAAAGAACTGTTTATTACAATTCTATAATAACGATAGTAATCTATATGATGCAAATGTATCGGTTAAAAACTTTAGCCAAAAATCATCGGGAACTGAAAGAACATTCTGGATTTTAGATACAACTGGAACAACTGGATCAGTAACAAAGGTAATTAACTTAGCATTCCAAGATGAGTCTACACCATATGGAGCAGACGGAGCTTCGTTTAATGTTAATAGTGCTAGACAGGCAACATATTCAACTGACATAACGAATTTCAGAACAACTTTAAATTCATTACCAAATACATATTATAGAGGTGTAATTTTTAGAGTTAATACTGGACCAAATAGTTACGATGGATTTAGACAATTTATTGAGGCGGTAAGAGATGGTTCAGGTAATTATAGTGGAGCTTTTGGATTATCAAATAGAAACGAAATTGCGTATGTAACAAATGTAACTGCTTCGTCAACCGCACAGTACTACGCAAATCAAATAATAACAGCGTTGAATACGCTAGGATATAACTTAGAAGCTTGTTAATAAATGGCTAGATTATTCGACATACAAATTATTTCAGGAACCGCACCAGGTCCATATACCGTTTACTACGATACTGTAGGTAGTGGTAATATTGCGACATTAACAAATTCTGGATTACCAGCGACAAGTGTGTCATTTTCGTCTTTATCTACAGGAATAAATGTTACAATACCTGATGCGAGTGTAACCATTATATTATATAATGAGCAGTGCTCATCGGATGAAACATTTAACATACCAACCCCAACTCCCACACCAACCCCTACTAGCACTCCTACGCCAACACCAACTAGCACTCCTACGCCAACACCAACTAGTACACCAACCCCAACTCCTACACCAACTCCTACACCAAATTGCGAGTTTGATGTTGTTGTTGATAATATAACTACACCAACACCAACCCCTACACCGACTAGCACACCAACGCCTACACCTACAAGTACACCAACGGATACTCCAACACCTACACCAACGGATACCCCAACGCCAACTCCTACACCAACACCTACTAGTACACCAACCCCAACCCCTACGCCAAATTGTGGATTTGAATTTGATATTAATATAAACTTTTCACCAACAGATATATCGTTAAGTCATAATAGAATAAATGAAAATTCAGCAATTGGAACAATAGTTGGTTATTTATCGACAGCAACAATTGATAGTAGTGATACACACACATATTCTGTAGTAAATTCGGCCCCTTTTACTATTAGTAGTAACACTTTAGTTAGTTCAATATCATTCAACTATGAGGTAACAACTTCATATACGGTAGCAATCCGCACTACTGATAGTGTTGGACAATATTATGATAAACAATTTACGGTTTATATTGATAATGTTAATGAGGCACCATATGGTATAAACAATTCTGGATCAATACCTGAGAATAGTGCAATAGGGACAACCGCAGGTACGTTATCTACTTTAGATTTAGATACTGGAGACACATTTACATATAGTTTTATTAATACTGGTTCATATCCAGATAACAATAGTTTTGATTTATCTTCTAGTGGGGTATTAACGTCAACAGCGGTTTTTGATTTTGAAACAAAAAATGTATATCAATTAAATGTAAGAACAACAGATGTTGTTACGAGTTTATATTATGATGGTCTTGTATCTGTATTAGTAACTAATGTCAACGAATCACCAACATACATATATTTGTCTTCGGCTTCAATTTCTGAAAATGTACCAACAGGTACAACAATTGGAACGTTATCATCAGATGACCCCGATGCTAGTGACACCTTCACATATTCATTAGTTGATACGTCAACATATCCTGATAATAATAGTTTTGTTATTACTGGTACATCTTTAAAATCTAAAGTAGTTTTTAATTACGAAACAAAAAACACGTATATAATAAAAGTTAACAGTACGGATGCTGGTGGATTGACGCATACTCAAGTAATTTATATTGACATAACAGACTCCACCATAACTGTAACCGCATCAGCAACTACAAACGTAACTTGTAACGGCGGTTCAAATGGGGTTATTACAGTATCCAACGCAACAGGAGGAACCGCAGCATATACCTATTCAAAAGATGGTACCAACTATCAAGCGGGGACGACATTTAGTAGTTTAACTGCGGGATCTTATGCGATATATGCAAAAGATTCCTATGGTGAAGTTGGATCAACAAGTGTAACTGTAACGCAACCCACAATTATCAGTTTCACTTCAACAGGAACAAATCCAACTTGTAATGCTGGTTCAGATGGTTCAATAACGTTATCTGGTGTTAGTGGAGGTGTTTCACCATATACATATTCTATAGATGGTTCAACATATCAAGCTGGTTTATCATTTACAGGTTTAACAAATGGTACGTATACTACATATGTTAAAGATGCTAGTGGATGTGTTAGAACAAATACCACTAGTTTAAATAGAACACAAGTAAGTGCAACAATATCACAATATAATGTTTTATGTTACGGTGGAACGACAGGTTCAATTACAGTAAGTAGCGGTACTGGTGGATCGGGGGCTGGTTATCAATCAAAAATTGGTTCTGGAGGAACATATGCGAATTTACCAGTAACATATTCTAGTTTATCTTCTGGTGCATATACAATATTCGTTAAAGATAGTTCTGATTGTGTTAATAGTTTTAGTATAACAATAACTCAACCAGCGACTCCAGTTAGTGCTCAGCCAGATACAAATATCGCACCAACTTGTTACAACGATAGTGATGGACAAGTTGCGTTTTATGGTAGTGGAGGAACATCACCATATACATATTCAATAGATGGTACAAATTATCAATCTAGTTATATATTCAGTAATTTATCAAATGGTAATTATACTGGTTATGTGAAAGATGCTAATGGTTGTATTGCAACAATCACAAGAAACATTAACAGAACAGCACCAAACGCAACCATTTCTGTTACGAATATTACTTGTAATCAATCATCAAATGGTTCAATAGTTGTAAGTAGTGGATCTGGTGGTTCTGGAGGTACATATCAAGCTAAATTTGGTTCTGGGGGCACATACGCAAACTTACCAGTTACATATTCTAGTTTATCCGCAGGAACATATACGATATACATTAAAGATAGTGTGGGTTGTGTTCAAACATATGGTCAAACAGTTACACAACCAACAGCGATAGGAATATCGTTAGATTCTGCAACACCACCAACTTGTTACAACGGTTCAAATGGATCAATAGTAGTAAGTGGTTCTGGTGGTACGTCACCTTACACGTATTCAAAAGACGGTACAAATTATCAATCAAGTGGTACATTTAGTAGTTTACCTGTTGGGTCATATACATTATATGTAAAAGATACTAATGGGTGTATAACATCCACAAGTAGTACATTAAGTAGGTCTGCACCATACGCAACTATCCCAATCTCAAACCCTACTTGTAGTTCTGGAACTGGAACAATAACTGTTACAGATGGTGGCGGAGGAAGTGGTTCAGGATATCAAGCTAAAAATGGTTCAGGTGGAACGTATGCAGATTTACCAGTAACATATTCTAGTTTAGGTGGAGGAGCGTACGTAATTTATATTAAAGATAGTTCGGGTTGTGAAGCAACATATAGTAGAACAATTACAATCCCATCCGCAGTTACAGTTTCATTATCTTCATCATCAGCCCCAACTTGTTATGATGGTTCAAATGGTAGTATTACTGTAACTGCGGGAGGTGGTAATGGATCATATGAATTTAGAATAAATGGAGGTACCTGGCAATCAAGTGGAACATTTAGTAGTTTAGGTTCGGCAACATATAGTTTACAATCAAGAGATTCCAATGATTGCCAATCATCAGCATTAAACGTTAACATTACAAAGTCAGCACCAACCGCAAGTGTATCACAAGGTAATGTAAGTTGTTATGGTGGATCTAATGGTTCAATTACCGTATCAAGTCCATCAGGTGGAAGTGGTTCAGGATATACATATTCAAAAGATGGTACAAATTATCAAGCGGGTGTAACATTTAGTAGTTTATCTATTGGGTCATATACAATATACGTTAAAGATAGTGCGGGTTGTGTAAACGCCGTAACAACAGTGACAATCACACAACCCACAAATCAGACCGCGACTATAACTGTTAACACATTTGCAACTTGTAATGGTGGTGCGGACGGTGCAATTACATTGTCATCATCTGGAGGAACGTTCCCTAAGACATATAGATTATATGCTGACACATCAGCACCTTATGTTACTTGTGGTGGAACTTTAGTTGGAACATATACAAATAAAACTTCAGGAGCACCATCTGAGGCTGTTGGTAGTATTGATGAATATGGATATTGTGTTGAAGTTACAGATGCTGATGGTTGTGTTACATCTAGTGGAGTTGTTTCAACAACTGCTTGTTCTGGAACTTGTTATAGTATTTACATTCCTACTGGAAATTTAACAAACGCTAATGGAGATGAAATACGAATTGAATATCAAAAAACAAATAACATATACGTTAGTCAATCATATATCAATTTCCCACACGACATTGGTCCAGGTGGGGGCATTTTAATTAATGTTTGTAGTATTAACGGTGTTAATTTTAGATATGGAGTTAATGGAAATTCATTCGTTGAAGATATTGGAATACTTGTTGGAGCGGGTGGAAAATGTGATAATAGTGAATGGTGTGGAGGTTTGGACCCTTATATAGCACCACCACCAACTCCAACACCTGCGGGAACTTATTTCTGTAGAACAGGTGAATTTGGGGATTGTTTAGAACAAGCAAGTCCTTGTGGTCAAGGTCAAACTAGTTGTAATCAATTTGGTGACCAAGTATAAAAAAATAACAAAACAAAAAGAACAAAACAAAATAAACAGATATTTATATAAAAAAGAAAAATTATGGTAATTACATTCACATTACAAGCAGCTTATTCAGGTGCAACCTATGTGGCAGGACCTTTTAACATATCAGGTACAACAAATACAGGAACGGTTACGCAATTAGCTACAGGTTTAACAAAAACCCAATTATTAACCGGATACACAATTACGGGAATAAGTGACGCTACAACAGGTGGAACAATTAACAGTACAGGGACTTGTTCAACTTCAGTACCTTGGTTGGCTAATCCAACTCCAACTCCAACCCCAACTTCAACGGCGACTCCAACTCCAACTCCAACTCCAACTCAAACTGGGATAACATACTGTTATTCGGACGGAAGTCAGGTAGTACAAGGACCATTCTCCACATTACAAGAATGTCAGAACGCCGCAGGTTCTTATGTATGTAGCCAATGTCTTGGTCCAGCAGAACCTTAAAAGTATAATAAAAATTATAAAATTAAACCCCTTTATTATAAGGGGTTTTTTGTTTAAATTTTATATGATTGTATTTATGGTTATATGAGTTTCAAAATAAGGTTAAATAACATTAGTGTACCTACGGGTCATCAGTATAAAGTGTTTTACAAATTAAATGTAAGAACACCTGGCAATGTTACATCTCAGGGTGATGTGAATTGGGGAACACTTTATGGAACTTATACAGGAGGAACAACTACCAATATCGAAATTGATTTTAATTCAATTGATTCAAACCCGTTTGGAAAACAAAATTGGTTTAAAATTTTAGATACAGTAACGGGTAGTTACATTATTGAAAATATCTATATTCACGAATATGAATACTATCGTTATTGTGACCATTGTTGTGATTTTTCAGGTGGTACCGCTTCATTTGTTGCATATGATGTAACACCTAC